GAGGATCACACTATGTGCCAACCAAGATCACTTTATTATGACAGACGCCCAATGGGTAGAAACAAACATCAACGAAGATTGGCAAGAATCCAAGAACGGTTTCTTGTTCTTTGAGAACATAACCGGAGGTATACTTGTTAAGGTTGATCCTATAAAGACAATGAAACACCTGAGAAAGCGCAATAAGAAGTTAGTGAGAGAGTATATTCTGATAAAAGAAACGGATGGACATAGGGTACTAGTTGCCCTAAGAATATCAAATTGTTTGAAAGGGATGTAAATGCATGAATATAAAATTAAGATACGAAGATTCGTAGATGGCGATACTATAGATGTGGATATTGATCTGGGCTTTAGTATAATTCTTTTTAAACAGAGAATTCGACTCTATGGTATCGACACCCCCGAATCCCGTACAAGAGATACAGAAGAAAAGTTTTATGGCAAATTAGCCACCAGGTTTCTCAAAGACCAATGCAAGAAAGGTTCATGTATTACTTTAAGAACTTACTTGGATAAGAAGGAAAAGTATGGGAGAATTCTCGGAGAAATTATAATTGATGGGGTAAATGTTAATCAACTGATGGTCGAAGAACATATGGCAGTTGAGTATCATGGGCAATCTAAAATAGATATCCATAAGGGACATATGTTTAATCGTCAAGTGCTGAATAGAGCTGGTATCAATTATTCTTAACTTTTTCCTTGTATTGGCCGGTTCGTTATGTTATTATTCTTATGTCGGTTCGGTTTTAAGTCTTTATATTCTTTATTAACTTTAGTTTATATAGTATCCATATTGATACCCAAGTTAAATCAATCTCCCAAAGCTTTAAACCATATTTAGCTTTCTTTGCATATTTATGATGATTATTATGCCATCCTTCACCAAAGCTTAATATTGCACTCCACCAACAGTTTGTGGATAAATCATCTTTTATTTCAAAGTTTTTATATCCCCATTTATGACAAGCACTATTGACTAACCAAGTTACATGATATACCAATACTAATCGTACAAAGATTCCCCATACTACCCAAGAGATACCGCCTATTAAATAGAATAGAATTCCTAAAGCTATTTGAATATGGATAAAATATTTATCTAAGAATTGATAAAATTTGTCGCCATTGATATCTTTAGTATATGATTTTATTGATTCGGGGCTATCTGTTTTATCTTTATAGTAAAGCATCCATCCGATGTGTGACCACCAAAACCCACGACTGGCATTGTGTGGGTCATCATCTTTATCTGAAAATCGGTGATGCATCCTGTGATGAGCTACCCAGTTGATCGGGCCATTTTGGCATGCTAATGTACCAAAGAACACAATAAGATAATCTAGCCATTTCGGCATAGACATTCCCTTATGTGTTAAATATCTATGATATCCAAAACATATTCCAATAGAGGCTGTTAACCAATACATTATTAACATTAATGACACAGCACACCATTCAAATGTAGCAGGATGCAGAGCTGATAAAGCACCAAGATGCAGAAAAATGAAGAATCCTATGACTGTTTTGTTGAGTTTCATTATATACTCCTTCGTGAAAAGTTCCATTGTAAAAGTGTTATAAATACTTATACAAGATATAATATCTTGTTTTTGAATATATGGTGTAGATGATATTAGTATTATCTCACGATTAACTTTTATCATCTACACCTCCTCAAACTGGAGAAATAACATGGAAAAGGAAAAAATTCAAGAAGCAATGATATGGTATAAGAGAAAACTAGCCATGTCAGAAGATATAAATATAGAAGATATCACAGATGAAGATATCGAAACCGTGGAAATACTTACAGAGAAATATAAATGAGTAACCTTTCAGAAACACAACCAGATAATTTAAATCAACTTAATGTAGTTGGATTTGAAATTAATTTTTCTCGTCTTCCTGCTACAACTTATTTTTGTCAACGTATTAATGTACCTTCTGTTACGCTTGGTGAAACATACCAAGCAAATCCATTTATGAATACACCTCTTGAAGGTGACACATTATCGTTTGAGCCATTAAGTATAAGTTTTATTGTGGATGAAGATATGCAGAATTATATAGAAATATATAACTGGTTAATTGCTATAGGATTTCCGAGAGATTATACACAGTTCGCTGCATTAAAAACAGCTGAAGAATTTCCAGAAAAGACTGAAAGTTTATATTCAGATATTAATATTATGTTACATACAAATAAGTCCAATCCAAATTATAAGATTACATTTACAGATGTTTTCCCTACAGCTTTAAGTTCAGTACAATTAGATTCTACTCCCTCAACGATTGACCCCATTGTGGTTGATGCTTCCTTTAATTTTAGAGGACAGTTTGATATTGAAAAGATCATCTAATATTCTTCCTTGTATTTCTTTATCCAGTATGTTATTATACACATATGAAAATTGATGAAATAATAGAACAAATCGAAGCAGATAAAAAAATTGACTATACTCAATTAGATAATGAATCATTAAAGATTCCTGAGCAAGCAGTTAAGTACCAGCAGTTAGCTCATGATGAAGCGTTAAGGCTACGCTTTCTTGAGAAAGAATATAATGTTGCTCGTTATAATAGATGGATGTATTACATGGGTAAAGCAGACCCAGCTGTATATGTTAAAGAACCATTTGACCATAAAGTTTTAAAATCTGATGTTAATATATATCTTGATTCTGATCTTATATTAAATGAAGTGCAAGACAGACTTACAGCACAAGCAGAGAAATTAAAATTGGTTGTTGAAGCTGGAAAAGTAATGCAAAACAAAAGCTTCAATATAAAAAACGCTCTTGAACACCAGAAATTTATGGGCGGGGCATTTTAAATTATGATAACTGTTGGTAAATTAAATGAAACATTCCTGTTGATTTCCTGTGAGCGACATATAGCACAAGAGCTTAACGAATTCTTTGCTTTCCAAGTCCCTGGCTTTCAGTTTATGCCTCAGTATAGAAACAAGATGTGGGATGGCAAAATTCGTTTATTCAATATAAAAACGCAACAGCTTTATCTAGGCCTGTATGACCATTTGATGAAGTTTGCTATGCAACGACAATATGTAGTTAAAAGTGATGTTGTTAGTATCACACCTACTTCTGGTTTATCAGATGAAAATATTGCAGATTTCTTTAAAGCACTTAATCTTCATTGTAAGAATAAGCCGATCATACCAAGAGATTATCAGATAAAGTCCTTTACTCATTGTGTAAAAAAAGAGAGGGCTCTATTGCTCTCACCAACATCTTCTGGAAAGAGTTTAGTCATTTATTCTCTGATAAGGTGGCATCAAAATTTCTTGGACAATGACAAGATGTTAATACTGGTGCCGACTACGAATCTGGTGACACAGATGTATAATGATTTTAAAGATTATTCATCACATGATAAGTGGAATGCTGAACAACAATGTCACATGATCTACTCAGGTAGAGATAAGAAAACAGATAAGCAGATTGTGATTTCGACTTGGCAATCTTTATATCGTCTGGGTGTTCCATTCTTTAAACAGTTTGGTTTGGTGGTTGGTGACGAGGCTCATTTATGTAGTGCAGTTTCGTTGAAGGGTATTTTAGAAAAGATGATTAGTTGTCGATATAGATTTGGTACTACTGGAACATTGACTGAATCCAAGACACATCAGCTTGTACTGGAAGGATTGTTTGGTAAAGTCTATAAGGCCGTAACATCTAAACAGTTGATGAAGGATAAACATATTTCTGAATTGAAGATACAATGTTTGTTGATGCAATATCCAGAAGTTGAAAGAGAGTCAGTCAAGAAAGCAACATATAAAGAAGAAATAGATTTTATTGTTGAACATCATAGACGTAATAATTTTATATGCAATCTTGCATTAGATCAGAAAGGTAACACACTTATACTATTTAATTATGTAGAGAAGCATGGTAAAGTATTAAAGAAGATGTTGGAAAAGAAAGCTAACGGGAGAGATATATTTTTCATAGCTGGTGAAACTGATGTTGAAGAAAGAGAATCTACTCGAGCGATAACAGAAAAATGTAAAGATGCAGTTATCATAGCATCATCAGGTGTTCTATCAACGGGTGTAAATATAAAGAATCTACAATCATTAATATTTGCACACCCGTACAAGGCCAAGATTAGAAATTTGCAATCTATTGGTAGAGTTTTGAGATTGGATGATAAGAACAATCAAGCAGTCTTATATGATATAGTTGATGATTTACATTGGAAGAAACGAGATAATTATGGATTGAAGCATTGGAAAGAAAGAGTAAAAATTTATACTGATGAAAAATTTGACTATAACTTTAAACAAGTAACTATATAAATAGGAGATAGAAAAGTGGGTAAGACGTATCGAAAGATGTCAACGGATAAGTTCAAGAATAAAAAACGACAGAAAAGAATTTGGAAAAAATTTCAAATTAGAAATGAATTAAAAAGGGTGGTACACGATTATGAAAACAATGAGGAAATGTCCGAATTGTCAGATGAAAACTTCCAAGCAGATAGCTGAAGGTATTAGTCATCATCAATGGTATGGATATTATGAATGTGAACAATGTAAAAAAATACAGTCTTACAAGATAAACAGGCCTGCTGTTGTTGAAACAGAATATTCTGTTAGTAGTATAGAAACAACACCAATAGGAATAAATGAAAAGGATTGGCCAGATCATGGATAAATTTGGTAGAGTACAAGTTAAAATTTACAGAGAAACTGACAATCCAATGCCAGAGTATCAGAACAAGGGTGATGCTGGATTGGATATTCGTTCAAATGAAGATGTGTCAATTCGTGGTTTCCATTGGGAAACAATTGGAACAGGTCTTTACATTATTATACCATTCGGGTATGAGGGACAAATGCGTTCGAGGTCTGGATTAGCTGCTAAGCATGGAGTACAAGTTTTAAATTCACCTGGCACCATTGATTCTGGTTATCGTGATGAACTTAAAGTTATATTGATGAATCATAATCATTGGGCATACGAAGTAAAGAAGGGTGATCGTATTGCACAGTTGGTTATTAGTCCCATGACTCAAGCAAAACTTGAAGAAGTATATGAGTTGAATAAAGATGATGATCGAGGTGGAGGCCTTGGTTCAACTGGAGTGAAATAATGGCTAATCCAAAACACTATGTAGATAACGAAAAGTTTTTTAAAGAAATGAAGAAGTGGAAACAATGGGTGTTTGATGCAAGAGAAGTGGAAGATCCTGATCCACCTAGTACATCATATATGGCAGAGTGTTTTCTCAAGATATCAGAGAACTTGGCATGGAAACCTAACTTCATTAACTATACATTTCGTGATGACCTAGTGAGTGATGGTATAGAGAACTGTTTACTTTATGCTCATAATTTTAATCCAGAGAAATCTAAGAATCCCTTTTCTTATTTTACACAAATCATTCACCATGCATTTGTTCGTAGAATCCAGAAAGAAAAGAAGCAGATGCATTTGAAGTATTTGTATGTTGAACGATCTGGTATCATGGAACAAGTGAGTGCAGCTGGTGAAGATAATCAAAAACAAGTTACTACATATATAGAATACCTGCATACACATGAGAAGTATGCTGAGTCACCATACAAATCACAAAAGAAAAAAAAAAAGATTAGAGGTGTTGAGAGATTTATGAAATGAAATTTTTATATCCCTTAGCAAAGAGATTTATTGCTGGACATGATTTTGATTCAGCCATACCTGTAATCAGTAAACTCATTACTGATGGTTATGATATAACGATTGACTATCTAGGTGAGATTAGTAAGACTGATGTGGATTGTAATAAAGCTTTAAAACAGTATGCTGATATAATTGAATATTATGCGTCGGTTAACTATCCATTAGACATATCCATTAAACCAACACAATTAGGATTATTATTAAATAAAGATAGGTGTTATGCACGATTGAGTGATATTGTGCATAGAGCATATCTTCATGGCATGACAGTACGTTTGGATATGGAAGATTCATCTGTTACACAAGGTACGATTGACTTAGCTATAAAGTTAAGAAAACAATTTCCGAATATTGGAATAGCTCTACAATCAAATCTACACAGAACAGAAAAAGATTTATCTCTTATGATAGATAAAGAAATATCTGTTAGATTGGTGAAGGGTGCTTATAAAGAACATATTACAAAAGCATATCAAGACAAATTTCTTGGAGAAAATACAATACATGATATATTTGTAAAGAATGCTTTACGTTTGTTATCAAACAGATGTAGGTCTTATCAATATCTTAAAAATGATCTAGCACCAATTCCAGCTATTGGTA